GAATTTTTAAGTACAGACAGTTCGGACAGTGCATTGTACATTTCCTCAGTTTCTTCCATCTTTTTCCTAATGTCTAGCACCGGCATGTCCACTGACATTTTGTACTCAGAAACTAACCTATCATGGAAAGTGACATAAAGATCGGGCACCCTGATCTCTAACGCATTCTCCGTAATTTTGATCAGTTTCCGGTTTATCAATCTTTCCTTGATCGATGGGAAAGCATTGCCGAAAGCTAGGGAAATCTCATCCCACACATGTTGTGAGACAGTTTTTGGACCAAGTGCAAACTTGCTAATCAAAAGATCGTCTTTCAGAACGGCAAGCTTGGTATGTAGGAAGAACGTCATCGACAAGGACTGTAATAATGATTTATCGACATCCCACTCAGACCTAGCAGTAACCCCGTTAATGATCACTCTCGAACGAATTGATTCGACGAAAGATAACACGTTGGAGTAAGTAAGCGCTTTGGCCTGGTACGTACGAATGTGATTTAACACTGTATAAACAAAGTCCTTTGAAACTAAGACCTCTTTGCGTGTTCTTTTACTAGTCTCGAGAGATATGTCAAATAGTGGAACTATCACCATATCCCTCATTTTTGGAAACCAGTAATTAACTGATGAAGAATCCTCTAACAAGATTCTTTCACTGTTGCACATCGCAAGAGTCTTTTTGTAGTGCCATGCGTCTTCCATAGCCTTGTAAAACTGCTCACTATCTACACCCTTATGCGCTACACCTTTGTACAATAAGAAAGTATCTATTCTAGAAAATTTACAAAACCAGGTATTAACTCTAGTTACTAAAAACTCCTTCATGTAAACCTCTCTATTAGAGGCTGGGAAGTAAGTTTTGCAAACATACTTAAGAATATTAGAATAACTATGACTATAATTAAGAGTACTCTCAGATGCAAAGGAAAAAGTCAACCTGTCTCCATCTCTTTGGAAACATGCATTGATCTCATCGAGGTTGACGTGTGAATCTTCGAGAAGTAAATTCTCGGAAAAGTGGAAAGCGGCATAACATACATGTACATTCTTTCTCAGCAGTGCCGCGCCGAACTCGTCGGCAGGTATATCGTATATACTATGCAAAGCAATAGCATACACTCTTCCCGTGTAACATTCTTGAGAATGCCTACACGTTTGGAAAGTATCGTGACAGACTACTTCGTTTGGCATTTCAGCGTATCTGTCGAAAGCTTCCTTTTGGAAGTTTGGGACGTGTTTGTTGCCCCTCTCGAGCCTAGAAAGGTATAGTTCAATACTGTCCTTTTGGCCCTCGTGCCGCATTATGTCGCGGACATCCAGATTCGGCATACAGCAGTGAACGTATGCTCGCCCTTTGAACAGATGAGATGCAAAATTACCTCCGATATCATATGTCAATGATCCGTAGGGAATTTGCATCATCAGATATTCCAATTCTAATGATCGGAGACCGCCTGCAAGGGAATGCACAGCGTTCTGCGTGTTGTAGAATGTAATTTGGAATTCTGGGTAGGCTTTGGTTGCAATAAGCGTCTGTTCTTCGCTTACTACTTTGGAAAAATTGACTTTAGGCCTGCGGTCCCTAGCATTAAATTCATCGACCGCTGTGTCATATAGACGCCGCTTTGCAAGATCGTTGACCAAGGTATTGTTACCTCGGACGGTCTCAAGCAAAGCGGACGATGTGGCTGTTTGTGTGTATGCCATTGTAGTTGTAGAATGTAAAATGTAATGTTGTTGTTGTTTGTTGTTGTTGT